GTACGGTCGCGGCACCCAAGACCCGTTCACGGGCCTCTTCGAGTGGTACGAGTTCCCGCCGGACTTCGACCCGAAAGGCGGCGGTGAAGGCGAAGGTCTGACCGTCCTCGCCGTGCTCGGGCAGTGGCCGTTGATCGTGGCTGACTTCGCGTCTGAGTACGGGATTCGCCTGCACGCCGAGACGGACCTGTCCCTGACGTGGTCGGTGTTCTTCACGTACCTGACCGGGCTGCTCCAGGCTGATACCCGGCTGTCCCGCCACTTCGCCAAAGAACCCGAGGGGGGCCCGTCGTGAGCGAGACTCAAGCCGGGTCGATCATCGGGACGCTCCGCCTCAATATCGTCGACTTCGAGGCGGGCATCGCCAAGGCCCAGGAGTTGGCCAACAACCTTGAGCGCAAAAGTCCCAACGTCAAGGTCACGGCCGACACGGCTGGCGCTGAGGCGAAGCTCGCCGCGGTTGCCGCGTCCGAGGACAAGGTCAGTCGCTCATCCGGCGGCGCATCAAGTGGTCTGACCTCGGTCGAGTCAGCGGCCCGCAGGGTGGCGGACGCCTCTGGCGTAGCGAACGTTGCCCAACTGCGCTTGAGCGAGTTGCAGGACAGTGGCAAGGCCAAGGCGTCCCAACTTGCCAAAGCCAGCAACGATGTGGAGCGCGCTCAGCGCACCCTCGCTGACGCGACGTGGGGCACCTATGCCTCGAACATCAAGCTGGACGAGTCGAGCAAGAAGGTTGACGACTCGAGCAAGAAGGTTGACGAGTCCAACAAGAAGGTCGCCAAGAGCAGCAAGGACGCCAGCAAGGGCACGAGCGCTCTGGCTATGGCCATCGTCGGTCTCGGCCCGGCGATTGTCCCCCTGGCCGCGGCCACTACCGGTCTCGCGGTGGGCTTCGGTGCGATGGGCGCCGCTGGCGTCCTGGCCATCGTCGGCATCTCCAAGGAGATAAAAGCCGGGACACCGCTGGGCGCGTCCTACACGACGATGCTGGGCACCCTCGAGGGTGACCTCACCACATTGAGCCACACGGCTGCCGCTGGCGTCCTCGCACCGTTCCAGAAGGAAGTCGCCACCCTTCAAGGTCAGATGCCTGCACTGAACGGCATCATCGGCGAGTTCTCGGTCATCACAGGCAAGACCGCTGGGGTCCTGACCGCCGGGCTCGTGGCCGCGTTCATTGCCCTTGAGCCCCTCGCCCGCGACGCCGGCGTGTACGTCCTGGACCTCTCCACCCGCTTCGCCGCGCTCATGTCCGGGCCTGGCGTCGTCACGTTCGGCGACTACATCCGCTCCGTGTTCCCTCAGGTCATGGCCGCTGTCGAGTCCATCGTCGGGGCCGCACTGCACCTCGTGGCCGCACTGGCGCCGCTCGGGCTCGGCACGCTTGGGATTCTGCGGACCTTCACGGACCTGATCAACGCCATCCCGGTGGATGTCCTGGCCACGCTGGCCACCACGGCCGTGTCGGTCTACCTCGGGTTCAAGACGTTCGGGCTGCTCAGCGGCGGGATCACCGCCGTCGGCGCCGCTCTCCAGCGCGTGGGTGTCTCGGCTGAGACTGCCGCTGTCGGGATGCGTGCCCTGAACATCGCCGCCGGCGCCATCGGCATCCTGATCACTGCTGCGACGCTCATTTTCGCCGCGAACGCGGAGGCGACCCGGGCGAACACGCAGGCCGCGAACGACTACGCCGACGCGCTGCGAGCATCCAACGGTGTCATCGACGAGTCCATCCGCGCGATGGCAGTCAAGAACCTGTCGGAATCGGGCGCCCTTGCGGCTGCCCGTCAGCTGGGGTTCAGCCTGTCCGACGTCACCGACGCCGCACTCAATCAGGGTGACGCCCTGGCGAAGGTGACCGCTACCACCAAGCCATTCATGGATGCAATCACCGCGTCCAAGACCGCCGTGCATGGGCACGCGAGGGAGTTAACGGCCAACGAGGCGGCAGCCTTGAAGGTGACGACTGCTATTGGTGGAGAGAACACCGCGCTTAAGGACGGCGTGCAGACATGGAAGGACCAGAAGGCCGCTACAGCGTCGAGCACTGGCGCAACGAAGGCCGCGGCTGACGCGCAGAATGCCCTCGCCGCCAAGGTCGGCACAACAGGCGCGGCCCTGGTGCTCGCCACCGCGGGGCAGAAGACGACCGCTGACGCTGCCGCCCAGGCCGCAGCCAAGATGTACCTCGAGAACGACGCCGCGGGGATCTTGAAGAACAGCCTGGATCTGCTCAACGGCAAGACCATCAGCGCCGCGCAGGCACAGAACTCGTTCGACTCGTCGCTGGTGAACATGGGCGACCACGTCACCACGACCGGCAAGAAGATCACCTTCACCACGACCAGCATCGGGAATATGTCCTCGGCGTCGGTGGCGTTGCGTGGCCAACTCAACGGCCAGGTCACGAACCTGCAGGCCGTGGTCGAGGCCAACGGCGGCCTGTCGGAGAGCACCGGCAAGGCGCGGGCCCAGATGGTGTCGATGCGCAAGCAGATCATCGACAACGCGGTCGCCCACGGGGTGAACCGTCAAGCCGTGACG